CACTGATAATCCAAAGTTTGAATCAACAAAAGAAAATCCTTTAGGTTTTAAGAAGATTGATGGCCCCTTGCCACCAATTCCTCCCAAAGAACCAAAGGAGAAGAAAACAAAAGCTAAGAAAGAATTAGCTGAAAGAGTCGAAAAGTCTCTTGATGCTAAGTCTGAAGTTTTTGTTCCACAAGCCGGTTCTGACGATGAAGATGAAAATGCAGTACAACTCACATCTATCTTTATTGAATTTGCTGATCGTCTAGTTTTAGATTTTCAGAAATATCTAAAAGCCAAAGTCAATGTCTTTGATGTTTGGCAATTAGAATACAATGAAGAAGTCATGTCCCATTATAATGACAATGTAAAGTGTGACTTTATGTATGATCCTCTTGCCTGTGAGTGGTATATGTCCATGGAAATGGATGGTTACCCCATGGGATTTGGTCAAGTATTTGGTCCAATTGTTCTTGATCCAAGGGGATGTCAATTCCCAAAAGAACTTTTAAAAATATTTGATGAAGCTGCCGTCGTTGGTGCAATTTGTACATATAGCCATAACAATCCACCTAAATTGTTCCCTATCATTAATAATTATGATTCTGATCATATTAATGATTTCTCTGAGTTTGATTATGTTGGTTTAGTAAGATTGAAAAACAAGACCTTGTTTATCAATCCTACTCGTGTGGAGGAGACTACTTCTATACAACCTGTCTATATTCAAAAACAAACAATACAATGGTACCGAACCAATGTTCCTACTCTTTACTTGTTACCTCGTACTGATTTACCTGGTGATAAGTTACATGTCATTTGTCGTTATAATTTTGATATGTCTGAGAGAGGTGCCGAGTTCAATGCCGCTGTACGTGGTATTGTTGGACCCTATCTTGATACTGGTTTGCTAGCTCGAAATTGTTTGGAGTACTTTCAAAAGAAAGCCAGATATGCCCCTCAAGCTAATGAAATTAATCTTGATAATCACCTTCTTGTTACTGGAAAACCCACTTACATGTTGGCTGCTGCCAAGTCCTTTGTTAAGTTAGACCTTCTTTCTGGTAAGACTGTTCCCGTTGCCGAATACAGTTTGTTTGATGTTTATGAATCACAAGTTGAAACCGGCCTTTTGGCTCTTCATCGTGAAATTTTTGAACAACATCCCACTATTACTGGTGGTATTATGAAGGAAAAAACCGTCCAGATCTTTGCCTTCAATGAAGATGAATTTAAAAAATACATTAAACAAGACTCTGATCATGCCCGTTGTATTCAGGCTGATATGGCTGATTTTTGGAAAGATCCTAAGAAAGTTAAACATATGGAAACACTGGTTCAGTGTTACGAATGTCGAGCTGATCTTTCAAACCAAGAATCATTTTTGTCAACCGTGTATAACAACTTTGTAAAACATGTTCCATATCTTGGTACTGTGCTTAGTATCATTGGTGCTGGCCTTGCTTTGGTCGCATCAAAATTTTTGTGGAATTATGTTTGGTCTCAAAGTGTGGCTGATTACACCAGTCAAAGTAATGAGAGGAATCCAAATGTCACTCCTGTCCGCCATCCTCAAGTCCAAAGATCCCAAAGACAGTTTGTCAAATTTGCCCCTCAAGATCAGTGTTTAGAATCCGTTTCAAACATGTGTTATCGCAATTCTTGCGAGATCTCATACGTGTTTGGAACCAAAAGGAGAAATATTCAATGCCTTTTTATCAAAGACAATATTTGTATTTCTGCGAAACACTTTTTCCTTGTAGCTCCAATTGACACTATTTTCACATTTGATTTCATTGATGTAAATCGCAATTCCTTTCAAGTTGCTTTGACTGATTTGGTTATAGTACTTGAGGAAGAAAACGATTTGGCTTTTATTGAAGTCCCCGCGAAGAAAATGACTGCCTGTCGAAATATTGTTGATAAATTTGCTACCGCTAAGTGGATAGCTGACAATGATGTTTCAAAAACGGTATTGGTTGTCCCGTTAACCGACAACCAAAAGTGGTTAGAATCTAACTCTACAAGAAAAGCTGGTGCAGTCAGCTATTGTCTTGAAGATTCTCTCAACAAAGATGTAGTCACATCCTATAGTACCTTTCATTATCCAAATGAGACTGTAGGAGGTCAATGTGGCTCCCCCTTGCTTGTTCGTAACCCGCGAGCTATATCTCCTATAATAGGAATTCATATAGCTGGTCGTGAAGGTCAACAAGTTGGAGGTGCTTCAACGTGTGTAACACGTGAAGCTGTAGAAGCGGGACTTAAAGCTTTTACATCTGATCAACCTGTGATACTTGAACCTCAGTCTGGTTCAGCCAGTCAAGTAAAACAAGAACTATTAGAACAGTTCAACATCGAAATTGTGGACGCCAAGCCACAGTTTAGTTACAACGATCCTGTTGATTTCTATGGGGCAATGCCTTCCAAATATGCCCATCGATTTTCTACTAAGTCACAAATAGTTCCGAGTGTCCTTCAACTTGACTTCACTCCGACCACCGCTCCTGCAAAATTAGCTTTTGACCGTGAAAATAACATTTTACCCGTTCAATTAGCTCTTCAAAAAGTTGGCCAACCTCTTGTCAACCCAAGACTAGACTATAAACTTCGAGAAGAGATAAAATGGGCTACTGTTAAATCAATTTTGCCACTCGTCCCACCTCGACTTCTTTCAATGACTGAAGCCATAAATGGTGTTCCGTCCTGGGAACACACAGGGTCGATGTTTATGTCGACTTCCTATGGTTTTGATCCATTGAAGAAATCAACTACAGGTGGAAAGAAAAAACACTTCTACCAGTTAGGAGGTTTATGGGTTCCAGATGAGTACACTGCTAACAGAGTACAATATCTAAAAACCGCATATGCCGCTGGTAGATCACAATTGACCATCTCTCAGGTCAATCAGAAAGACGAGAGAAGAGAACTTGAGAAAGTACGTCTTGGTAAAACAAGATTAATTGTATCTCAAGAGACCCCGCACTTAATACTGGGACGTATGTATTATGGTGCATTCATGGATAATTGCAGCGCACAGCACATTAAGATTGGAATAATGGCTGGTCTTAATCCGCATTCAACGGATTGGGCTAACCAGGTTGATCGAGAAATCGAGTTTTCAAAAGCCAATCCTGTTGATCTTGCTGGTGATGCTTCCACATATGATTGGTCGAATGAAAATTCAACCTCTGAGTATTGGAGAGATCTAGTAAATTGTTGGTACAAATACTGGTCCGCACATTGTCCTGAAATCTCTGCTCATGAACCTGTTCACGACATGATTCGTAATGGTATTGACAAAGACCAAAGCGAAGATATTGTTATGCAAGTGGGAGCAGATTTGATTCATCCTCATAAGGGGTTTCTATCCGGTGGTTTTGCTACTGGACTTAAAAATTCCATTGATGGTCAATATGAACACAAATACTGCTTTCTTACTGTTGTACAAAAGATCAGATCTATGTATCAACATAAAGAACATTTGCAAGCTCGAACTTACATTGGTGACGGTGTAGCCATCTCTGATGAAAGATATCGTCAATATGTTAAAGATACTAATTGTTTTAAGATTGGTATGAACAATATTGACAACTTCATGTTGCTTAGCACTGGAGGTGATGATTTTAGAATCGCACTCTGTGAAAGATCCACATGGTATACATTTCCAAAACTCAAAGCTCTTATGTTTGAGGTTTTTGGACGTACATATACTGCTACTGACAAAACCGATGTAGTCGGTTCCGGTCACAAGCCATATCTTTCTGAGAAATACCTTGCTCGAGGATTTCGCAGAGCTGATGGTTTGGTGTATGCTCCTATGGATATACCCGACATCTTAGAGATAATGTTGTGGAGAAATATGAAGCTTGATCCTGTTGAAGCCTTACAAGCCAACGTTAGGTGTGCATTTAAGGAATTTTTCCATCATGGTCGAAAGATTTATGATGAATGGAAAGACAAAATAAATGCCGCCTTGTATCGACGTGGTCATGACCCCTTCAACATGACTTGGGATGATTTTTATGAAGAGTACCAGGATGCTGGATCTTCACAGGAATGGGCACCGCAATCTGGTGTTGTTCCTGCGATAACTCAAGTCGAAAACACACAAGAGAGTGGGGAGATCAATGTCACTGAGTTGACTCAGACTATTGATACCCTCACAATCGATAAGGAAATTCCAACAATTCGATTACAACCATTTTATAGGGGGACCGATCCTTATAAAGACCAAGGTTTGTCGACTGTGTTGGAAAGGCTCTATAGAATTGAGACTATTTCTTGGACTTCGAGTTCAACATTTAATACTCAATTGGCTCTGATCAATTTTCCTTATGCCCTGGTGAATGCTTCCACCAATTTACAAGAGAAGCTTTCTTATTTTGACCTAATGCGTGCTGACGTAGAGGTCGAATTTAGAATTAATTCAACTGAATTCCATTATGGGATGTTACTAGGAGGATGGGTTCCACCCATGAATACTGGTACCACCATGAGTACGAAGATAGATAATGTCTATACTTCCTCAACTGAGAATGGATTCTTATTGTCTGCCAATTCCCCAAATCCTCTAATGGTTACGATCCCGTACATTGGAGCTAAACAATATTATTCGACATCATTGTGTGCTACTAATAATGCTTATAATGGCGCTGTATTTTTATACGTGCTAGTCCCGTTAAATATTATTGGTAGTTCCAGTGTTCCTGCTGTAGATATATCTGTTTGGGCGAGATTTAAAAACATTGAAGTAGCTGCACCATCATTGGTTACAGTAACTGCAATGCGACGAGAACTCGCGCTTGGAAGAAGAGCTATTCGTGAGCTCTTGAAAGAAGGAAAATGGAAGCCCCAAGCCGGCTCCAAGAAAAATTCCACGAAACCAAATCTTGAAGCTGAACAAAAATCAGAGACAGGTGTTGTGTCAGGTGTCTTAGATTCCGTTGGAGGATTGTCCTCGATGGTTGCTAGTACTGGCCTTCTCGGTCCATATTCTGGTATTGCTGCTGGCGTTTCTGCCGTTGCCGGAATTGGATCAAGTATAGCCAAGCTCTTTGGTTATAATAAACCGCTCTCACTGGAGACAACAAAACCTATACGCATTTCAACTGTGAATAGCATGTCTTCAGGATCTGGATTGTTGTCCAATGAAACTCTTGCTCTTTATGCTGAGAATCACACTTCAAACAAACCAGAAAACTATGGTGTTAAGTATGATGAACACCAACTTGTGAATTTATTTACAAAGCCCGGTCTCATTGAAGTTTGGTCTTTTGACTCAACTTCGACCGCGGGAGAAATAGTTCACACTTATTATGTCACTCCAATGACCTGCCCAACGTATACGTTTGTATATACCGGGTCAAAGAATATGACAAAACAATATCATACGCCCCTGTCCATTGTTGCTTACAATTTTTATCTCTGGCGAGGATCAATTAAGTATTCTGTGGTTATATCTTGTTCTAGATATACCACAGGGCGTTTGCGCATTTCTTGGCATCCAACTTATGCTGAGATCCCTGCAGATTTTAGTGATGGTGAAGGAGATTTTATCTCAGTAGTTGTTGACTTTAAAGGTGACACTACTTTCAATTTCACTATCCCATATCTACAAGATTATGCTTACAAACAATGTGAAGATACTTGGTTGAAACATACCTTTGGTACAAATGGGGCTCTGGCTTTTTCGATCGTTAATCCGGTCACAAGTTCCACGTCCGTAGGCTCTAGCACTGTCTACGTAGCTGTCTTCATTGCCGGAGACACAGACATGAAATTTGTGCAGATGAGAGATCGTCCAAATGCCTCCACTTATTCAAGGGAAATTATTACAACCCCTGCTGCTTTACCATCTTCTGGATGGGTTGCTCAAAGCGGTGAGGCTGACTCTTGTATCTTGAATGAGATTTTTTCCGGTCCGTTTCCTACCATCATTGAAGCAAAATCACTTTCCGTTGATTTTGTACATGAAGGTGAGGCTATAAATGATGTGCTCACTATGTTGCATCGTTTTCATGCCGTTGGTAATGGACAGATTACCTTGACCAACCAGACCTATAGTTATGTGTCTCCGTCCACTGTCTTTTTGAACAATTCTGATGATGTTTTCAACATTTTCACCAGATGGTTCATGTATCGACGAGGAGGTCACAACTATAAGTTGGTCCGATCATATCAAGCCACTGCGATACCAAATGGTGTCGTAAATGTTAACCTTGGAGTTTTTGATTATGAAACTGCCACAATAGTTAACCCCGGTAATCTCTTGAACCCTTTTTCCAGAAATGGAACATTGTTAGAGGACTCAGGGACCAAACCTTCTTTGGAATGGTCTGAGCCTTATGTTTCTAGCACTGCGTTCACTGAGAACACTGGACTTGGTTTGTATACCTATGAAGAAGTAGGTTCATGGTTGTATTGGGAGACCCTTTCGGGCTCCAGTGCGACAACTCAAGTGTTCCGACTTTTCCATTCGTGTGCTGATGACTTTTCCATGGGATGTGCCTTTGGTGTCCCCATTCTTGCCTACTACCAGCCTTGATCAAACAGGTGCCTAACAGCCTGCTGCTATTTGCAGAAAAATGAC